CAACAATGCGGATTACGGGGATGTATTTCCCCGCCCAATCACGTTCTTCAAGAATTTCATAGCCGTTAATCTTGCAGTATTTAACTTTGACACGATCAGATTCACGAGATTTTTTAGGTTTTCCATAAATTGCCTTAAATTGTTTGTCTTCGGGCGTGCCCTCAAAGGCGGTAATGTTGCCGGGGTACAGGTTCAATGTAGCGCGGTCGTAGTCGATGTAGTAGTAGTCCGCAATACGAATCGTGTCTTCGTTGAGCCAGTTGCTAATCGACTGGTCGCCCACACCCAAAGATTGCAAAGTTGTAATGGGCGCTGCATCGGGGTACAAGCGCTCGTACTCTGCGCGGGTCAGGTCTTCGGTGATAAAGCAATACTTGGCGTCTGCGCCAGTCGGGTCTTGGATCATCGGATCCATGTAGACCGAAAACGAGTTGCGGATGCGGCCAATCTTGATGTCTTGGTCAAAGGTGTTGTCGTCGCAGTACTCTGTGAGCAAGCGCAAGTAGCCTTCGCCGTAGGACACTTGGTTTTCGCAGGCCGTGTCGTAGGCCACATCAGCATCCGAGATGTACTCGATGTGGCGAATCATGCCGTTGAAAATATCCGCGACTTCCACGTCAGCGTTGTCGTCCACGGGAATGACTTTGGCGCCTGGGCGGTTCTGCCGCTGGTCGTTGGTCACCTGACGCACATGCTGCGGCAGCTTGTTGATTGTCAGGCAGGGCCGTGCGTTGATCGTCTGGCCCTGCACCGCGCCGCGAGTTGCCAGCACATCAGCGGGCCACTGCCAGTGGTTGTCGGGCGAGCCAGCGTAGAACTTCAGGTCGTCAACTTCATCTTCACGCGACTCAGACAACGCTGATACGGCCATGTCTAAGCGCGCGCGGGCGGTAGCCAGCACATCCGCGTTGCTTTTGTCTTTAGCCGAACCACCAACAGCTACGGCTGCGGCGGCGACAATGCCTGTTGGGTCTGCCATTATTTTTTCTTCTTTTCTGCTTCACGCTTGACCGAGTAAGCGATTGCCACTGCCTGCTTCACAGGCTTGCCAGCAGCCACTTCGGCCTTGACGTTCTTGCGAAAAGCTTCGGGTGTTTTTGACTTGACAAGCGGCATAATTAAGACGCTCCGTGAATGATCGCAAAGTTGATTACGACAGCTTCGGATAAATTGCCGCCGCTGATGTTTCGCAGCGTAATCGTACAAGTGCCCGCGCTCATGCTGCTGATCCAGCAGTTATACGCGCCCGATGTAGCACCAGAACTTACGTTCAAAATAATCACATCTTTTACGCTGATCAAGTTGTTAGTCAATGTAAAAGTTACATTGGTCAATGTGTTAAGTGTTGCGCTGTCCGTTGTGATCCGACCCATGCTTGCGTTAAGCGTGACACCAGTTGATTTGCTTGAGCCTTGAGTTACCGCGCCTTGTCCAGCAAGGGCATAGCCAATTTCTTCACTAGCATAACAAGTGGTAAATTCTGGGTCTAAATACGCAACGCCCGTTGCTTTGGTGTTAGACATTATTTTTTCTTCGCAGTTTTAGCTGACTTTATAAAGTCTTGCTTGGTCGGCGCAGCTTTGCTGCCAACCTTGTTCATTTTTTCGCCAGAACCGGCTTTAATACGAGCCTGTTTTGCGTGAATGTTTGCGTAGAGGCCAGGTTTTGTTGCCATGATTAGCACTTCCATCGTTTAAGGGCTGCTTTAGCGCGTTCGCCGTCTTTGGCGTTGGCTGCTACGGAACCCATTCTTGCACAAAATGAATCCTTGCGGCCTTGGTCTGCCTTGGTCTTGGGGTTTGGAGCCGGCGCTTTGAGGTTTGAGCCAGTCGCAGCGTTGTACTTGGCTCTACCCTTTTCGGTCAGGCCGGCGCCCTTGGATACGGGCAGTTTTTCGCCGCGTCCGACAGACAAAGAAACAGTTTTTTTTGTTGCCATCTAGCTTCCCATCCAAGATGTGTTGGCCGAAGTGTCTGAATACGTCCGGCGGGTGGTTGTGCGCGCATTGTACTCGCCCCGATGGGCCACGGGAAACGCAAACGTCACTGCAATAGCGTCCGCAGCGTCTGGCGATGCTAAACCACGCGCCTTCATGTCCTTTTTCGACTCCAAAAAGATTGTTCCACGTGAATCAGGCTTCATCATAGGCGAAATTAAGTCCGTCTTCAAGAACCTGTCGTTCGGAATACTGGCCGTCTTGAGCCACTCCCGCATGTCGCCCCACATCTGTGCCCTCATGTTGCCATACATTACTGGGTTTTTGGACTTATTTCCAAAATTTACGCCCTTGATCTTGTAGCGCTGCTCTTTGAGCCTGTCCACAATGCCCGCTCCCAGCCCGCCCTCGTCAATAACCACCAGCGTGGGCTTGTATTCCTCAATGGCGTCGATCACATACCCGACCACGGTCATGGTGTCGTCGCCCCGGTGCCTGATAATCTTCACAATGTCGCGCCCCTGCCGCACGGCGATGACCGTTGCGTCCGCACCGAACCGCGCCGGATCGACCCCGATCACAATCGGTGCGCTCATGTCTTGGTACTTGACCCGCTTCATGGCCTCGTCCACCGTATTGGCGCCGATGAACTGATCATCGCCCGCGCTCGGGAACTGACCGTACACCTCAACGTGCGCCTGGGCTGAGTCCGGCCCGTACTCGTCGATGATCTGCTGATAGACCGCCTTGTCTGTCCCCTCGACCGTGCGGGCGTCCACCACCTTGGTATTCCAGAAGTCGCGCTTGGAGTGGAACGTCTCGTAGAAGTACCCCGTGTTGCGGCGGGGGTTGGAAAACGCAAACCAGAACCGGTTTGGCGTGTTCTCTGTAAAGAAGCCCGCCGTCACCGCCCAGATCGCGTCATCAATACCGCTGGCCTCGTCGAAGATGACCAGCACGCCGTCCATGTTGTGTACGCCGGCAAACGCGTCTGGATTCTCAGCCGACCACAGCCGGCCCTCAACGCCCCAGTACCTGGTGCCCTTACGCAGATCGCGCTCGACCAACTCGGTCAGCCACTTGGCCGGTTGCAAGCTGGTGGCTGACACCTCAAACCAGTGGCTGTTCAGTCCCATCGCCAGCCACTTGGTGATCTCGGCCCAAGTCACTTTACGCAACTGCGACTCGCTGTTGGCCGACACAATGGTTGTCGAGCCGATCCGCGTGGACAGCATCCAGATCACCAGCCATGAGACTAGCGCAGACTTGCCAATACCACGGCCCGATGCGACCGCTTCGCGCAGGGTATCGAAGTCAATCTTGCCGTTGTTCTGCTTAATGTGCGCGGCGATGTCTTGCATTACATCGCGCTGCCACTTGCGCGGCCCACTGAAATGCTCCAGCGGCGTGCCTTTGACGCCCCACGGGAACAGCAGCATCACGAACGCCAGCGGGTTGTCCTTGATCTGGGGCGACCACAGCCGCGCCATCAACTCTTGTTCATCTTCAGCGCTGTACTTGGTGGACTGCATTACTGCCCTAAGTTGATGTCAACAGGGCGAGACGCGTTGGGGAATTTTTTAATCATCAACATATCGAGAAAATCTATTGGGCCGTTTGCCCTTTTGTACAACTCGCTTACGCTAGCTTTTGCAGGGTCAATTTTGTACGCCGCCTTATAAAAATCAGACGCATCAAAATTGTATGTGTCAACCGCTTTAGCGCCTTCGGGGGTGTTCATAACATTGAAGCTACCCAAAATAGTTTTCATGCGGTACGCAGGGTCTGTATACGATTTCCACGCCGACTCTAGAAATGAATCAAATGTAGGCGCGGCCCGTTTATCGGGGTAGTCGCTGTAGCTAAGACTTGTTTTGTTTTTTGTTGCGTCAAAACTTTTAAGCTGATTGGTCATTTTTTGGATGTATTCGCTATACGGAACCGCAACTGGCCGCGCTTTTTGGAACAGGCCAGGGCTATCAAACACAAAGTCAACTTCGGGGTTTTTGTTGTAGTCTTTTTCCGAGATAGATATTTTATTTGCGATGTCTTGTTTTCTTGATTCGTTACGTTGTTGTTTTTGAGAATACATTTGCCGCAGCACATCCAATTCTTCCGGCGCAAAATCTTTGGCTGTGATGGGCGCTGTTTGCCCGCGCATGGTGTCAATCAACACCCGCGCGTTTGTGGGGACTAGCGTTTTGTATAGCTGGTTTAGAACGCCAGGCTGTTCTGGGGCTAAAGCATTAACTGGCTGCGCCATAAGAATTCCTTAAAGGTACAAGCCTTGATTCTAAGACTTCACTTGGGTTGTTCTCAATGACCATGTCAATGACGCGGCGCTCGGCTTCGGCTAGGGCGGCGGTGATTGAGATGCGCTGATCCACGTCGATAGTGATGGCCTGCTTGGCAACCCAGCCGTGGACGTGTTGCAGAATAGCCAAGCTGGCCTTGGCGTCTCCCTCGGCGGCGGCTTTGTGCAGTTGGCGTGAGGCTTCTATCTCGCCATCAGCCTTGCCCTTTAACGCAGCGACCTCGGCAATCGGGTCAAGCTGGCACAGTTGGCGGTACTCGGTAGGCAACATGCCCGCAGCCATAGCCAAGCTGTCGCCTTTGAGGCCCAACTTGGCAGCATCGTAGATTCGGTTTAAGCGCGCCTCTGTCGCTTCGACTTTGCGCGCCTCAAATGGAAGCGAGTAAAACATGGATTCTCCAGCCACGGGGTGCTTTGAGTTTACATTAAAAAAAATTTTGTTCACAGCCCCTACGCCACCGTGGCCCACTGGCCGCCGGCCCTACCCCCCACCCCCTAAGTTAGTGAGCACTTACTTACAGCCTGGTATGTGAGCACTCACTTACATGTTAGTGGGCACTCACTTACAACCTGGTGAGTGAGTGCTTACTTCACATGCCGGCCGGACGTGGACCATGTGGACTGTCCACCGGCATCGGGCCATTGCATCCCCAGGCATCGGGCCGGGCATGTGTGGCCGGCCACATGGCCGGCCGGCTGTGGACAGTGTGGACCAT